AGCTGGAATTGAATTCCTGAAGGTCTGGTCAGCAACCATTGACAAAAGGACAAGGGATTCACACAGAAGCATGGATGGAAGACATGAAGAAAAGACCCCAGAGGGTGGGTTCATTCTTCCTTCTGGTGTGTGGACACAAGCACCATCAATGTCTGGTGTTGCTGAAGAAGACATTAATTGTAGGTGCACCCTGATCAGTCAGGTGGATGGAATGACACCAAAGTTCAGAAGGGTCAGGGATGAAAAGGGGAAAAGTCAGGTCATTCCAAATCAGTCATATCATCAGTATTTCAATGCAAGGGTCAAGACCCAGACATCACCAATTTCAAAACCAGTTACACTGAAAACCAAACCAGTGAAACCAAAAGCAAAACCAAAGAAGGTTGTTGAAAAGGTGAAGACAGATGAATTTGTCCCAGCAAAGACAAAAGCTGGAATCCAGAAGTGGATGGAAGAACGTGAACACACTGGTGTCAAAAAATATGTTGAACGTGAACCAAACAAACCAGCTTACAGGTTCAGGGGAACATACAAACTTAACAGGAAGACAGGTCTTTCCACAAATATTTCAAAATATAGTCTGGGGTCACTTGACCTGAAGGATGCACAAAAACTTCAGACCCTGATGAATGAAGCTGACAAGATTTGTGATCTGATGGATATTCCCAGATTAAGGGGTGTTGTTGCACCAAGGTCAAAGGATTGCATGGCTGACATGGGTGATGGAATCATGGGGTTCAACAACAGGTCAGTGGGAAGTGGAAGTCTTAAATGGAAAAGACCAGAACAATCCCTTGAAGAATTCATCCAGAAGGAAGTCACCAAAAGAAGGGAAAGCTTTCAAGCTGGTGGAAGACCAACACTGGGAATGGACTATCTTGCAGAACACCCAGATGCATGGAACAAGTTCACTGACAACACCTTTTGGCATGAATTTGGCCATCACATCCATCAACAGCTGGGTGTTGACAATGTTGTGAAATATGCAAATCCAGAAATGGAACAGAAGATCAAAGTTGTTGTCAACAATGTCAAAGAAAAAATTCTGGTTTCGGAAAGAAAGTTGAACGACATCATTGAAAAAGAAAGAAAGCTTTTTGAACAGACACAAGATCAGGCACATCTTGATGTCATAAAAAATGCACAGCAAGCACATCAGGATGTCATCAAAAATTATTTCCCTTCATACTATTCAAACCACAACAGCAAGGAATGGTTTGCTGAAAACTTTGCACTGTTCATGAATGGAAGGGAAGACATGCTGTGTGAAGAATTCATCCAGCTTCTGAAGGATGAAAAAATTTATGGTGTTGTGAAGGGATTTGTGAAACCATAGTCCAGTCAGGGTCATTGACTTTCACTTTCTTTGACCCTAAGTTTCAACAAAAATAATTGAAAGGAAACAAAATGCAACTGAATCCTGACAGTGTTTGCATCAAGTGTGGACACTTCAAATCAAATGACATCAAAGGAACTTTCGCTTGCAAAGCATATCCAGAAGGGATTCCACAAGAACTTCTGGATGGAAAAGCAAAACATGACAGGGTCAGGAATGACCAGAAGAATGATGTTGTTTTCAAAGAATTTTCATTTTCTGAAGACTTCACACCCTGACCTGAAATAATTCAGGTTGTTTCTTATTTCCACAATTCCTTTTTTTGCACCAACAAAATGAACGGACACAACACAATGGTGCAAACAAGCACTTCAAAAATTTCCTTCACATGGGTTGATAACCTAAAACAAATCAAACGAAAGGACACCTGTCATGGATGCAATTAAAAAACTTCTGGGTGAAGACCTGTTCAGCAAGGTTGCTGAAAAACTTGGTGATTCAAAACTTGCTTTGATCAGCAAGGGAATGAAAGCACTGATTCACAAAGAAGACGAAGAACCTGTCATCACCAACAATGGTGAATGGATTCCCAAAGAAAAATTCAACAACAAACTGGATGAGATTAAACAGTTGAAGAAAGAACTGGGTGAAGTCCAGACAAAGCTGACTGATCTGTCAACAACAGCACAGGATGCAAAGACTTGGAAAGAAAAAGTTGAAGCACTGACAGCTGAACTGAACACTAACAAGACTGAAGCTGTGAAAAGGGAAACCAACATCACCAAAAAATTTGCACTGATGGAAGCACTTAGAACATCAGGTGCAAAATATCCAGAATTGCTTTCAGCAAAATTCAATCTGGATGAACTTGAACTTGATGGTGAGAAGATCAAAGGTTTTGAAGACAAACTGAAACCGCTGAAGGAATCCTTCAAGGATTTGTTTGGGGAAGTAAGCTTCAAAAGTGGAAAGGGTTCTGGAAATGGTGAACCAAACATTGATGTGAAGCTTCCTGATGGATTCATCACACATGAACAGTTCAGCAAGATGTCACAGAAAGAAAGGGTTGCAAACATTGACAAGATCAATGAAAGTTCTGTTCACTGGGAACAAAACAAAAATTAAAAATTAAAAAAAAGGAAATGACACATGTCAATTGCAAATTTTATTCCTGAACTGTGGTCAGCTAACATCCTAAGAACACTTGAAACAAAGCATGTCTTTGCTTCACTTGCTAACAGGGACTATGAAGGGACAATCAGACAAGCTGGTGACACAGTCAAAATCAACATGCTGGGTGACATCACCATTGCTGACTACACAAAGAACACAGACATTGCTGATCCTGAAGCACTGGATGGTGCACAGTCCACCCTTCTGATTGATCAGCAAAAATATTTCAACTTTCAGATTGATGACATTGACAAAAGACAACAGATTCCAAAACTCATGGGTGAAGCAACAAGCAAGGCTGGATATGCTTTGGCACAGGCAGTTGATGCTTTCTTTGCTGGGAAATCTGGTGAGTGTGGAATTGCAAGAAATTCTTCTGGAACACCTGTTGACCTGACTTCAGCAAATGTTGCTGAAGAACTTGCAGGTCTGGGAAGACAGATGTCTGATGCTGATGTTCCACTTGCTGGAAGGTTTGTGGTTGTCCAGCCATGGGTGGTTGAAAAGATGGTGCTTGCAGGTCTGACAACAAAGACTGACAATGCTGGTCTTTGGGTTGATGGTTTCATTGAAAGAATTCTGGGATTTGATGTCTTCATGTCAACAAACGTGGAAGACACTGGTGGTGCAGGTGCACAGACAGAAAACATTGCTGGGGTCAGGGGTCAGTCTTTCACTTTTGCTGAACAGATTGTGGAAACAGAAGCATATAGACCACAGAAAAGGTTTGCTGATGCTTTGAAGGGTCTTCATGTGTATGGTGGGAAAATAATCAGACCAGACATGACAGCTGTCTGGTGGGCTGATTACACAGCTGAAGCATAAGCTGGAAATGTTGTTGCAACATTGCTGGAATGTTTCAGCAATGTTGTGACAATGTTGTTTTGATATTAAAAAATATTTTTCAAAAATTAAAAAGGAAGAACTAACATGGCAGAAGTAAGGTTGACACCGACAGCAATTGCTGTGAATGTGGAACAGGTTGTGACACAGGGTGCTGGAACAGCAATTGTGGGTGCAAACACAAATCTGGTTGCTGTCTTGAAGAACAAGAAAATCCTGTTCTGGGTTGACAGTGATCATGCAAACACAGCAATGACAATCATTGCATCAACATGGGCAACAGAAAAAGGACATGGGAATCTTGTCTGGGCAATTGGAAATGCTGTTGCTGAAGTGCTTGTTGTTGGTGACAGTGCAAGATTTGTCAATGCAAATGGTGATCTGAATATTTCATGGCACGCTGACAGTGCTGGGTTCATTAAGGTCTTTTATTTACCGTAAAGTAAAAGCTGATTGACAGGGGTGAAAACTATTCACCCCTTCTTAAATTATTAAACTGAAAAAGGAAATTCACCATGGCAAAAAGAAAAAAGCTTGAAGAAGAAATCATTGTTCCAGAAGAAAAGCTGGAAGCTTCCACACCTGAAGAAACAACAGCACCTTCAGTCCCAGTCAGTGAATACAAAGACTTTGTCCTGATTGATTTCAGGGATGCTGTCAGATTGCAGAACATGCTGACTTTTGGAATGGGAAGAAGAATGAAGAAAATCATCAGAGCACATAAGGTCAAGCATGGTCTGGTTGACAAAACAAACATTGAACAGAATGCACCAAAGTCAAGGACACAGATTCTTCAGGAAGTCAAGGAAAGGGATTTGAAAAAAGAAATCCAGCAAACACAAGTGAAAGCTGAAGTGCTGGGGAAAAAACTTCCCAAAAAATAAAAAAGGAATTCACATGCCGATTCTGACAGTCAAACAAGCAAAAGAAATTCTTCAGCTGACAGACACTGATGAATATGATGAAACACTTTCAGTGTTGATTCCTATTGTTCAGAACCATGTCATCTTCAACATCCTTCACAAAAGCTTTTCAAGTCAAAAGGTCTGGTTGATGTCAAACACAATTTCATTCCAGAGTTCAACAAACAAAATTCTTGACAGTGCTGGGAAGTTTCTTTCAGAAGGAAGGTTCACATCTGGAATTGACATCTGGGTGACAGGTTCACTTTTCAATGATGGAATCTATTTTGTGAAAGAAGCACTTGCATCATCTTTGGAAATCAACTTTGAACACAGCATCAGGAATGACTTCATTGAAGAACCAAACACAGACAAAAAGGAAACAATCTTCATCAGACACCTGATGCTGGATTCACAGGATGATTTGAAAGTTCCCACAGCAAGACTTCTTTTCTATATGATGCAACAGGAAGGAATCAAGGGAATCAAGTCAGAATCAGTTCTGACTTATTCTGTTCAATACCTGAATGAAATTCCACCTGACATCAGGAACATGTTCAACAACATCAGAAGTGTCAGCTGGTGAAACATTTATTCAAAACAAACTTTGAAATCCTAAGAACAACCAGAACAGTTTCTGGTGGTGCAATATCCGAAACAGAAACAGTGTCATCCACAGTCAAGGGTGTCAAAGTCCCAGTTGCTGGTTTTGAATCCTTCAGGTATGGGAAGACCACAGCTGAAGTGACTGACAGACTTTATTGTGGAATTAGTGAAGACATCCTGAAGAAAGACAGAATCAGGGAAGAAGGGAAGACAGAAAAATTTGAAGTCATTGAGATCAAGGATTCTGTTCTGGGAATAAACAAACACAAAGAAGTTGAACTTAAAAAGGTTGAATGAAAATGAACAAATTTATCAAAGACCCAGATTCAATTCTTGACTATACAATTGACTGGTCTGACTGGCTGGGTTCTGACACAATTATTTCAAGCAACTGGACTGTTCCCACTGGAATCACACAGGGTTCTGTTTCAAACACAGACACAGCAACCACCATCTGGTTGTCTGGTGGTGTTGTGGGGAAGACTTATTCTGTGGTCAACAGGATTGAAACAGCTGGTGGAAGAACTGATGACAGGACAATCACCATTGTGATCAGAGAAAAATGATTTTGCACATATTCTGACAAGAATAAACTTAAACAAACAACAATCATCAAAGAAGGGAAAGAAGATGAAAAAAAACAAGAAAAAAGAAGTTGCTGTGAAACTTGCAGTGAAGGGATTCTTCAGAATTCAGATTGAAGAAGAAGGAAGAATTGTGGGTGACAGTGGATGGAATGAAAACAGGGTCACAAACACTGGGGTGGAACACTATCTGATTGACCTGATGTTGAATCAGGCTGGGTCACTTAGGGTGTCACATCTTGCATTGGGTTCTGGAAGTGCACCAGCTGAAGCTGACACATCACTTGCTGGTGAACATGAGAAAAGAAAAGTTGCATCCACTTCAAAGATTGCTTCACACACAGCACAGTTTTATGCAACCTTTGGAAGTTCTGACAACTTTGTCACAGCAACAGCAACCCTGAACAACATTGCACTGGTTGCATATAGTTCAAAGGGTTCTGGTTCAATCATGGCTGGACAAACTTACACTTCCAGTCAGGTTCAGACAAACCAGAATGTCAATGTCAGCTATCAGATCAGGTTTGCAACAACAACTTAAAAAAATAATTTCTTAAACTATCAAAGGAACAAAAATGAAATCAGTTGCTGAATCAAAAAATGGAATCCTTCTTGACCTTGGTTGTGGTGCGAACAAGCAAGGTGAAAACTGGGTGGGTCTTGACAGAAGAAAACTTCAGGGTGTTGACCATGTTCATGACTTGGAAGTTTTTCCCTATCCAATAGAATCAGATTCCTGTCTGACAATAGTTGCATCACATGTTGCTGAACATATCAGACCAACATCAATTGATGCAAGAATCATTGGACTGTTCAACTTGCTGGTTCAGAAGGGAATCATCACAGCTGAAGAAATCTTCAGGTTCTGTGGTGAAGTCAATGATGAACCAGTCTTCATCAGGTTCATGAATGAATGCTGGAGAATGCTGAAGGATGGTGGAAGGTTTGCAATAGGTGTTCCATATGGGAGAAGTGATGGAATGCTTCAAGACCCCACACACATCAACTTCATCAATGAAGCTACATGGCAGTATTTTTCACCTGAACATGGTCTGTTCTACATTTACAGACCCCTTCCATGGAAAATCATTCAGAACACTTGGATGCAAACTGGAAACATGGAAGTGCTTCTGGAAAAGGTCACAACATTCAAAGACCTGATGACAAACACAACCATTGAAGGTGTCACATTCAAAAAACACTATCAACTTCAAGAAGGAACAGTCTGATGAAAAAAGAAATAAAAATGAACAAGAAGACAAGGGAAGCACTTGTCAACAAAAACATCCAGTCAAAAGAAAAAGCAATGAACAGAATTCTGGTGGGAATCCCCAGCACTGGTCTTGTCAGAATTGAATGGGTGCTTGCAAGATATAATCAAATCATTCCCACAAACTGGTCACATGCTGAAACACTTCAGATGTATGATTCAAATTCCCCAGTGGGGTTCAGTGTTGCTGATGCAAGAAACATCATTGCAAACAAAGCTGTGGTTGAAGACTGGGAATGGCTGGTCTTCATTGATCATGATGTCAAACTTCCAGCAACATTCTTTGTCTGGATGAATGAAATCATTTTGCATGAAAAAATCCCTTGCTGGTCTGGACTATATTTCACAAAGTCAGTTCCAGCTGAACCTTTGATCTACAAAGGAAGGGGAAACGGATATTTCACAAACTTCAAACTGGGTGAAAGGGTCTGGTGTGATGGTCTTCCTATGGGTTGCACTGTCATCAATGTCAAGCTTCTGAAAGCAATGTATGAAGAAGAACCTTCTTATAATGTTCAGGGACTGACACTGAAAAAAATATTTGAAACACCGAACAATCTTTTTGTTGACCCACAGACATTGAACTGGTTTGTGTCAACTGGGACTGAAGACCTGAACTGGTGTTCAAGGGTCATCAAGAACAGGATTTTCGACAAAGCTGGTTTTCCAGAATATCAGGAAAAGCTTCATCCCTTCATGATTGACACAACTATGTTCTGTTATCATCTGGACACAAATGGAAGACACTTTCCATCAAAGGGTGAAGAAGCAAGGTTCATGAAAAAAAGGAAATAAAAATTCATGTCAATTACTTTTGGGGTTGCATCCCCAGCTGGTGCAACAGCTGGTGCTGGAAGAACAGGCAATGGAAGTCTGACAATTCCACTTCCCAGTGGATGGTCAGTGGGTCAGCTTGCAATCC